TACCCGCATCAACTCCTGCTCTCGCCCAATCCTCCAGGCGAGGAGCACTATTTGTCGGACATGTTCCCGGAAGACCAAGACATTCCCGGACGGAAGCTCTATCAACTCTCGCTCTACACGAACAAACACAATATCGCCGCCGACACGATTGAGAAGCTGGAGCGCGCATACCCAACCACGCACGCGAAACACAAGAGCCTTATTCTGGGGATGCGCGGGCCGAACGTCACCGGCACGCCGGTCTATCAAGGCGCGTTCGATCGCGAGAAGCACGTCACGGCTCTCGCGATTAATCCGAGCCTGCCTCTACTTGAAGCATTCCATGCGGGCCAGCATCATCCCACCTGGCTGATCGCGCAACGTGCGCCGGATGGCGGCTTGCGCTTGCTGGCTGGCATTCTGGGAAAGCGATTATTCCTTGATGATTTCTTGCCCATCGTGAAGCAATATCGCGATGAGTGGTTCCCGAACATCACGGACATTAAGACCTGTTGCGATCCGCCGGTCGGCATGGTTACGCGCTACACGATCAACACCATACTTCGGGAATACAAGTACCAACCACGCTGGCGAGACAACGGGATGGCACCCGATGTCCGTGTCTCGATGATTGAATATCTCGGCGCGCTCATGCATCGACCGGCAGCCTTCGCGATCAACAGCGATCCAACGCGCTGGCTGATGGCGTCTCATGCGGTCATCAAGCAGACGAAACTCATCATCGACGCGGCGGAAGGCAGCTATGTGTGGAGCCCGCACTATGTGTCGGTTGGCAACAAGACCGTGCGCCAACCGCTGTTTGATGAGTGGTTGGAGGGTTTCGAGCGCTGTATAGAGAACATCGCGCTCAACTTCTGCGCGGGCCAGAAGACCGATGCTGAGCGGGAAGCGGCCCGCCTCAAGGCGCTCGGGGTGCCCTCAGCCTTCGCGCCGACCGAGACGCCCAACAGCTGGATGTCGTTCTAAACATGCTATTATTCCGGCCATTCCTATGACCGTGGCGGAACTGCTCGCGGCGTCCCACCGTGCCCACTGGCTCTATCAACAGAACGTCCCACGCATGGCGGCGACACCAGGAGGCACCGTATCAGCAATTCCAGGCGATGCCGCAGACGCGCGGAAGTATCTGCTTGAAGCCTCCGACATGCGCGCACAAGCACACGCAGCCGATCCGAATCACCACGATTCCGCGTGGTCCGACGAAGCGATCCAGTTCCCGCACGATGAGTTGACGCGCTTCTACTCGCAAATGATTGCTCGCTGATGCCAGATAAGGTCGATAAGATCGCGCGCAATCTCAAACGCTTCAAACTGGCGGCGGCTGCGACGGAAACGCAACGCAAGCGGGAGCAGGAGGACTTGTCGTTTCAAACGCCTGAGGGCGCTTGGGATGCGTCAGTCCGTCAGCAACGCGGCGCCGCCACGATTGGTGATGTGCCGATTCCCGCGCGTCCGATGTTGTCAGTCGCCCCCGTAGACGAACCGATACAGCTCGTCAGCAATCAAGAGCGATCCGCGCATCTCGCCGCGAGCTTCCATCCTGAATCCGAAGACGCTGACGACGACACCGCACAAGTCCTCCAGGGACTCTACGATCAAGGCACCAATCACTCGAACGCCGGCACGGCACGGAGCTGGGCGTATGAGCGCGTCCTCTGGTGCGGCGTCGGCTGGTATCGACTCGATAAGGTCTACGACCCTGAAGGCGGGCATCCGTTCGATCAGAAGATCGTCTGGAAGCGGATGAAATATCAGGGGAACAACTACCCCGATCCTTTCGCGCAGGAAGCCGACAAGTCCGACCGCAACTGGCACATCGTCGTCGATGACATTCCGCTCGTGCGCTACAAGCAGCGCTGGCCGAAGTCCGAACTCGCCGGGATGAATGATGGCGAACTCACCGCGATCGGCAGCGAACAACCCGATTGGATCGGGGGCGATGGCGAAGAATCACGCACCATCCGTGTCGCGGAAGTCTGGGACGTGCAGGTTGAGACGAAGACCTGGCGGTTGTATTCCGATGGCGGTGTCTACGCGAGCGAGAAAGACGCGCCTGACGGTGTGTCAGTGGTTACTGGCGACGGCGCTCGTTCACGAGACGAAGAGGTGCGCACCGTCACGTGGATGACCATGAACTGCTACGAAGAGTTGGACCCTGAACAGGAATGGGACGGGCAATACATCCCAATCATTCCAGTCATCGGGCGCGAACTCCAACCCTTCGATGGCAAAGAGCGCACGGTGGGTATGATCGCTGGCGCGAAGGATTCCGCGCGGATGATCAACTACGCTGCGAGTGGCGCGGTGGAAATGGCGTCACTCGAGCCCAAGGCTCCATTTGAGTGGGATCCGCGGCAAATCGAAGGATACGAGCAGTTCTGGCACCAAGCGAATACTCGGAACTTTCCAGGCTTGCCATATCACGCCATCGTGGATGGGCAACCGATGGATGCGCCCAAGCGCACGCCGGTTGATGTCTCGCGCCTTGGTCCGAACATGCAGATATTGAGCATGGGCGGATCGATGTTGCAATCGGCGATGAGCACGTTCGATCCCGCGCTCGGCAAGCAGCCGACGGCGCATCGTTCAGGCCGCGCACTCGAAGCACTCCAAGGGCAGACACAAGAGGCGAACTCGCACTATCTCGACAACCTCGCCACCATCAGCATTCCATACGAAGCGAAGGTCTGGCTGGACCTCGCACCGAAGGTGTATGACCGCCCAGAGCGCGTGGTCCGCATTCTCAAAGGCGAAGGCCAGTCAGAGCTGGTGATGCTTGGTGCGCCCTTCGTGCGCGGACCGAATGGCAGACCGCAGCCCGCGGCACCTGGCGATCCGAATGCGCTGCATTTCGATCTGAGCAAGGGCCGCTATGGCGTGAGCGTCACGGTCGGCAAGTCCAGCGCGAGCCGCTTACAGCAGGGCTCCGATGCACTCACCACAATCATTCAGGCTGAGCCAGCACTGTTGCCGATCGTCGGTCCAGAGTGGATGCGCTTTCAGGACTTCCCCGGCTCGAAGACGCTCTCGAAGCTCTTTCAGAAGATGCGCGATCATGACATGCCGTGGCTCTCCGATCGGCCACAGGGCAACCCTGTTCAGGAACTCGCGCAGACGAAGCAGCAGCTTGCCGCACTCACGCAAGCAGCCCAACAGATGAAGCAGCAGCTTGAGACAGATACAGTCAAGCACACCATCCAGGCGCAAGCGGACATCGCCTTGCAGGATTTGAAATCAAAGACCGAGATCCAGATTCAGGCGATGAAGGACAGCACTCAGATCGAAGTCGCGCGTATCACGGCGGCAAAGGAAGCCATGATTGCCGAGCGTGAGGCGATGGAAGAGTCCATTGCACTCAACCGCAAGATCACAGCAGACGCGATGGAGGCTGATAAGAGCCGCGCACACGAAGTCGCTACCCACGCACTCGATCATGGCTCAGCACTGACGCAGGCTCAGCAACTCCACGAACATGCCGTGACGCAGAGCGACCAAGAGCATCAGCAGACCGTCATGCAATCCGCTCAAGAAAACGACAACGCGCTACAGCAAGCCGATGCCGAGAGACAGGCCGCTGAAGCCGCTCAGCCTATTAGTGGAGGTGCCGAATGAGGCTAGGCGAAGTCCTTACCGCTGATGATCGAGAATGGATTGTCCGCAGTTGGTTGCCTAATGGCAGCTACATTCTGGCTGAGATTCCTGTCGGTGAGAATGCGATGGGAATGGGACGCACGTGGGATGGGTGGAAGGTGCCCACGCGCACGATCATGCCGCCGCATCAGCCATCGGCTCAGGCCGATGGAGCAGGGGAGTAATCGTGCGCCGTGAAGCAGCGTTGCATATCACCCCAGACTTCCTGATTCAGATGTGTAAGAAGACGAAGCCAGGCCATGAACTACCGAGAGGCGTTATTGTCGAAGAGAACGCGCTTCCAGACGATGCGCAACTGGTTCGGGTAGGCGTGGCTATTGATGGATGGCTGGCGCTGATTGTATCGAGCGAATCCTTTGCCGATGTGCCGGATGGGCAACCGTGTCCGACGCTTCCCACGCCTGTATTTCGCACAATATAT